TCAACTCGTGCACAAAACTTACCATCTTCGGTTGCTTTGGCAACATAGTCTTGTTCGTCTGCTTGTACAGGTTGAGCAACAAGTGATGCTGCGAAAATAACACCGCTACATGCGGCAAGGATTTCTTTTTTCATTTTAACGTCCTTAGTGAGATTTGATTTCTATCTTTCTCGGACGCTGTTCTTCGGGCAGTTCTACTCTGAGTTTGATCACAAGTAAACCGTTGACGAATTCAGCTCCATCAACGACAACGTGCTCGGCTAACCTAAAAGTCTCCACGAACTTTTTAGTTGTAATTCCTTTATGAAGATAGGTCTTACCAACTTCTTCTTCAGGATTACCACGAATGATCAGAACACCTGGCTTTGCCTCGATCTCTAGATCTTTCTTCTTGTAACCACCAAGTGCAAATTCCATGGCATATTCTTCATCACTATACTTTACGATATTGTGACGAGGAAAACCCTTTTCGTTTGCGCCAACGGCAGTTAATTTTTCGATCTCATCCCAGACATGGTCGAAACCAATGAAACGAGAATGTGGAAATGAAAACACTTTCGTGCGTGTATTAACCATAATTGCCTCCTAATCTTTTAGCAAGGTTGTTGTCTAACGCTCGGACCATTCCGCAGCGTCGATACTATATATACACTTTTTCGTTTTAAAAGTCAAACATATAAACTTGGATCTGGATTTCCTTCTACACCAAAAGAAAAAGTGCATCTAGATTGTTTTGGTGATATGTGGTGTTCTGTTCCTCTAGGAATATAAACATATCTACCAGGAGTCAGGCACGTCTTATCACTAGCAACAGTTATATCAACCTCTCCCAAAACCTGTAATAAAAACACATCCATTCCATCCCTATGCAGAGGATAACTTTGTGTGTTTCTACCAACACCAATAAATGCTATATTCGTAATATTATTTTTATAGAATATAGTTTCCATTTCAGCAACAATTTGTTTTGCAAACTTTGGTGCTGAAGGTCTTTGGTGAAAAGAATTCAAACTGATTCTAAACTTATCGTGATTTCTATCGTACAGATTTTCAGGGTGCGTATCTAGAAGATAGATTAATTCTTTCCAAGAAAAATCATTAAGGAGCATTGATCCCCAAAAGTGTTTTTTCTCGGCAATGTTTTTTCTTTTTCGATCAAAGATCATTAATTAATTTTTGTTTCCTATATTATATTTCGGAAGCAATTCCCATTCATGTTTTTCTTTATGTGAAATTATTTTAATCAATCGTAAAGGAGCGCACTCTAAAGTTTTTCCAGAAACAATTTTTACTAGTCCCCAATCAGAGAGGAGCGTAGCAATAGTGTTTCTTCTTAGTAAATCATTTTCTTCAATGTTAGATTTTTTACCGTCGAGCAAAAACAACTCTTTGAAATGGACAATAAAGTATCTTCCCTGTTTATGTAGAATATGACAGGATTGAAACAGTTTATTTTCTTTTCTAGAAGCAACGCCAATACGAGTTAAAGTCTCACGAACCTTCAAAAAATCATCGGGTTCATTCAAAGTAACTTCAAGCATTTCTGCCGGAGACCAGAGATTATTTTCTTCCACCTTTAAACATCCTTTTTCTAAGTTCAGTCAATTGATCTTTAGACAAAAGGAATAAAGCTTGCTTGGCTTTTTGGTTGCTATATCCATAGTATTCCTTTACGACTTGCAAATCAGTAATTTCTTGCGGTTTAGACCACTTAGTAAACCGCTTTCTTTTTCTCAATATATTTAGTAAAAAGTGAAATTGCATCTTCTTGTCTAGGTGACTATGAATATTCATTTCATTTGCTGCTAAGACAGAATCTTTAAAATAAGAGAAATGCCTATTAATTATATAAGCATTATAATATTTTTCATTAGTCTCATCTAGCATCAAATCTATTTTAGTATCACTAGCACTTGTAACAAAATCGAATGGCGACAATGTTTTAGATTCGGTCTTCAATTTTACACCATCCGTTCCTGTAATCTTTTTTATATAATTGTTTAATTCTAGACACTTGTTCTTCCGTCAAAGAATCATTATACAATTTATCTATGGTTTTATTTAAATGAATATCTGGATTCGTTACAGGTATATCGCAAGCAGATATCAAAAAGTTAAGCAACTTATCGATTTCATTAATCCAGTAGACTGCATGATAATCATCAGGATTGTCATTGAACCAGGTTTGGGTATAAAAATGAATGTTCTTGGTTGTTTCATTCTCAATAGAATCTAAAACTTCGTCAATTGTTTTTCCTATTTCTGGAAGATCACGACCGTTTTTAATGTGATTAATACGTTCCCTAGTTATGTATTCACAGGCAGATTTAAATCTATCTAATGGGTCGCGACGAACAGCAATACGATAACTTCCTTTGCGAAACGGCAAATCAAATTGGTCTCCATATTGCTGTACTAGTTGATATCGTTCACGTCTGCCTACCCAGGTTTGAGACTTCGTAGATAACGAATGCAATTCTTTTAATGTAGTCATAGCATTTTTTGGACATAATCTAACATCTACATTATTAGCAAAGTATAGTACATTGTCATAAGGTGACATTTCATATGAACGAGGATCAAACCAAGTCATTTAATATCAACCGAAGCGATTACTTCTGTAAGACAAGCAACCAAGTTAAGTTCGTGATCTGCAACAAACGCATCTTTATACTGATAGTCTGCAAGTATCAAGACTAGAGAAGGTATGTGATTACTCTCTACTCGTTGTGACATATTATCATAAAGATTCCTGAATACAGAAGAAGCATCAACGTCAACATTATTGCTGACCCAACTCCTCATTTTATTGAAATCTTTATTCTTTAAAGCAGCATACAACACGTCATAGTTAGTATCAAATGCGCTAAGTGATTCAATCTTGATAGTATCGCCGCCAACACATGCCCGTTGCAACTCATTAATAACTCTGCGCCAATCTGGAGCATGTCGAATTATTAATTCTGCTATGCTTTGACGTTGAGGTTCTGCTACACTAAAACCTTCCTGCTGTAAAATAAAACAAGATCTATTAAGAACTTGTTCGCATAAACTAGCAAGAGTTTTCTTGTTAGAATTAAATTCATACACACCACAACGAGAATGTATAGGTTCAATGATTCTATTCTTGAAGTTACAAGTAAGAATGAATCGGCAGTTATTTGAGAACTCTTCAATAAATCCACGTAGTGCTGGTTGCGTGGATTGAGGGTTCAAATAATCTGCCTCATCAAGGATGACAACTTTTCTTCCACCAAAGAAAGAAGCAGTAGAGGCAAACCTTTTAATCTTGCCTCTAAGCGTATCAATGTTTCCTTCTTCAGATCCATTAATCATCAGATAGTCAGCATCAATTTGATTACAGATTGCTTTTGCTACTGTTGTTTTACCTAAACCTGCAGTACCACTAAACAACATGTTAGGCAAATCGCCAGATTTAACTATATCATTAAAAACTTTTTTTAGTTTATCTGGAAGAATACATTCGTCTATTGTTTCGGGTCTGTATTTTTCGACCCAAAGAAATTGTTCGCTCATAAAATCTCAACATAATATAATAAGTAAAGGGTTCAAAAAGAGATTTTATTTTTTCTTGCTTTCCTCTGCAGGTTCAGCAGGTGCATTTTGCTTTTCTTCAAGCAACTGAATTAGAGCAATACATTGATCTCTCAATTGACCAATTGTAGCAAGTTCTTCTCCGCGAAACCCACCACGTGCTGCGATAGTATCAATTACAGCAACAGTGCTGCGAGTAATTCGATTACCAAGATCTAAGATTTGTTCCATTTTATATTCCTTATTTGTGTTATCGTTCAGTGGCTACCCAATATTCAATTGGTTGTTCTTTGTTTGTGAAATGCGAGATATAACTGTTAGATACTTCAACATCATAATCACCATCGATCATTTTAAAGTTGCTAACAAGAAAAGTAAATCTAAAATCGTCAGACTCAAATTCAGCTGGCACTTCGCATACAAAAGCATTTCCAAATTCTTCTTTGTCTTTTTGTTTTTTGAGTTCAGTAACTTTCAACTCAACTAGATTGTTTCCTTTTGGAGAAACAACCAAGTAATCTAATCCAAACCCAGAAGAACTTTTTCGAATATAGTTTAGTGTCCTCTTATCTAGTGAAAATTTAAGTTGACATTTTGGCATGACAACTTCTTTATCTGTTGTAGAAGAAGCAACTAGTTCAGGATCAATAAAGTAATATGAAGTTCGGTACAACCCGCTCGAATCAGCAATAACAACATGGTTATCGTGAAACGATAATCGCACAGATTCTTGACCAAACATCGTTAATGCTAAAAGAAACTCATTAAGATCATAGATTCCAAATGTTTGGGGAAAATTTTCTGAGACGTATGCTTTTGCTAATGCTGCTTGTCCAGGTTTAACAGACTTAATTAAGTTGCCTTGGTTAAAGACAATGTTTGGGTTTATGGTAGCGAAATTTCTAAGAATTTCAACTGTGTCTTTGGAGATTTCCATCAAGTTTCCTCATTATATAAGAATTTAAATTGTATAACATTTCTATTGCTTTGTCAACTACTGCCATGCTGGTCCTCGAAACCAACCAACTAAAGAATATCTAACACCTTTAGTAACTGGTCTGACTCTATGCCAAGCCATAGAGGGAAATATTGTCACATCACCAGCATCTCTTAGTTTAGCAATAATAGTTCGAATTGGTTGTTCTTCGTCTTTAAACAAATCGTCTTCATTAAGAATTTCTAGTTCACCGCCAGAAAAATCTTTGGATGAGTTTAGTAAAATTGAAAAACTCACTTTTCGTATACTACCGTCGGAAAAGGTGTTGAAGGCATCTTTGTGCCAAGTGTAATGCCCACCATCAGCATAAATTGAAAGTTGAAAATCTTCTAGAGTATCAATCTGAGCATTCCATGGTGAGTTTTTAACTAAGGGAGTCACCAAATCTTCTATTTGTTTGTTTCTAAACCAGAAAATTTCTGATTTCCTTGTAGCATTATGTTGCCTTCCATCGCCAACCATACCAACACTATACATTCCTCCTGTTATTGCAGTTTTAATTAAAAAATCACAAGCATTTTTAGGAATAATTTTTTTATAGTTAAGATATTGTATTCTTGTATTAATCATACTATCTTGCTAAAATTTTTATGTTTTATAAATTCAAGTTTTCTTTCAAACTTATTGTCTAGCATTTCCCCTTTGTGAGAAATAACAAATACATTAGTGTCTTTATCTAAAGTGTCAAGGATTTTAAATAGATTCTCAACACCATCAGCATCTAAAGAAGAATCAAATGTTTCATCTAGAATTAACAGATTAGTGGCAACAGAGTTTTTCATGCGAGCAACCTGCCTCCAAGTAAATAACAACGCAAGATCTATCCTCTGTTTCTCGCCCTCACTAAACGAGGAATAGGAAAAGACGTCTCTGTGTCTTGATCGTATTGTCTCGTTGAACCCCTCATCCAAGTCAAAGTGGACATAGAAGTCGAGGACTTGTAGGTACTGATTCGTGAGTTTATTAATAACGGGCAGATATTGTTTGATGATTTTGGTTTTGATACCCGAGTCTTTGAGCAGCTCTGATATAACGTTATTGTATTCCCGTTCCTCTGCGAGGTCCATTTTCCTCTGCACGATCTCTTCACGAGATCTTCGAAGATCTTCAAGCGTAGATTTTGCGGTTTGCAGACTATCCAAGTCCTGCCCCCCTTGGGATAGATCACACTGTAGACTTCGAATCCTCGCTTGGGTTCTTTTAATGTCACGCCTGTACACCTCGACATCTTGAAATTTAGATGTTTCTTCGGACAGAATCTTTTCATGCCATGTCATCTCATCATAGTGTTTTGCTATTTCGAAAGAGAGTTTGAGTTTGGCGTCTTCGATCTGTCCTTTCGACTCGAAAGTTTCTCTGAACTTTTTACTTTTGATATCAGCGGCGATCTCTTGATCACAGGTGGGACATGTGTCGTTATCCTCATAAAACTTTACGTCCTTATCAAACTTCTTAATCTTCTGATCAAACTGAAAATCGAACTTCTCAAATTCGTCAATCTTTTTCTTTGTTGCAAACAGCAACTTTTCTATCTCTCGAAGTCGAGTATCGGTATACCCTTCAACGAGTTTCTCTAGGCGGGCCAACTCTGCTTGCTGCTCAGTGAGTTCAGACTCTACTTTATCTTTAGCAGATTCAGAGATTTTTTCTAGTTCGAAGATATGATCTTCTTGTGTATCTATTTTGGTATTTGTTATATCTAGTTCATGACTATTACTAGTCAACTGGTCTTTTAAAATAGAAATCTTTTCTCTTAGAATAAGATTCATTTTAGAAAACACATTAATATCTAGTAAGTCTTCTATCACTTCTCTACGAATATGAGTAGGAAGTTGCATAAATGGAATAAAACTACTGCTACCAAGCACAACTATCTGATGAAAAGATTTGTGATTTAGTTTCAGAATGTTTTGCTCTAAAATTTTCTGATACTCTTTAGCATGACTGTCTTGATTAATCATAACATCGTCTTGCCAAATTTCAAATTTCGCTGGTTTTAATCCACGAACAATCTTGTATTGTTGTCCTAAAGCATCGAACTCAACCACAACAACGCAGTCTTTGTTGTTAATGCTATTAACTAACTGCGGTTTATTTACATTGCGATGTGCTTTACCGAACAAAGCAAAAGACAATGCATCAAGCATAGTTGATTTGCCGGAACCATTAGAACCAACAATTAATGTTGTGTCTGTTTTTAAAAAATCAATCTCAGTAAATGCGTTTCCTGTACTAAGAAAATTTTTATAACGAAGAGTTTTAAATTTAATCAAGTTACACTATTTCCATAGTTTGCGCTTCAATCATAAGACCAAACACAATATTTTTTATTTTCTCTTTATCTAGATCTGTGTCAACATTATCGATGTATGACGTTAGTAATTTTTCTGTGGAATCGACTGTTAAGTTATCGTCATCAACTTGAGCACCCGCGAAATCCTGAAAGTTTTCTGCTATTTGTAAACCGTAGATTTTTTTAGAATTAATTCTATCAATAAATTTTTCAAACTCTTTTGGTTTAGACTTATTAATTACGATAACTTTTACAAACTTATCGTCTACGTCTCTGACGTCAGCTTGCGCTGAAGAGACTGCCCAAGAAGTTTTTGCTGTGTCGTCCCAATATATTTTTTTGAATATCGTTATAGGATTTTCAACTGCAGTCAACTCACGAGTTTCTGTATCTAGGATATGGAAATACTTTTTATCATCACAATCTGACCAGAAGAATTCCATCTGACATCCCAAATAATGTATGTTATCTTGTTGGGATTTCGTATGGTAATGTCCAGATAATACCATCTCAAATTTTGAGAAGTAATCTCTGTTCATTCCTTCATGCGCCATTATACCTGCTTGCATTTCAAATCCAGACAATTCTAAATGAGCAGCACACATATCTGCTTTACATGTGGCAATTACTTGTTTTATTCTATCTTCGTTTTCTGAATTAATCCATGGGATCAATAGCATTTTCATACTATCGTAAGTTATTACTTCAGGATCTTCAATGATTCGAACTTCAGACATGTAATGCCCCAACAGTTCTTTCAACGCATTTAGTTTATTGGTGTTTTTATAGTAGACATCGTGATTGCCTGGAATAATATCCATGTGAATATGCATATTCCTAAGAACGTCAAGGAATATCCTGCGATTGTGATTAAGTGCTTTAAAGTTGATCGCAGTTCTATTTTCATAATAATCTCCAAGGTGAAGAATTTTTTTAATATTATGTTTTTCTAGATAAGGAAAGAAAACATCACGATAAAACCTCTCTTGATAATCCATAAAGATTTCAGAAGAGTTGCGAACACCGCAATGCGTGTCGTTTAATATTGCTATTTTCACCAGTTATGCACCACGTTTGCCATAATAAAAAAACAGGTTAGGAAGTTTACTCCGACGATCACTGTGCGTAGCACTGCCACATAGTCATCATAGGGTTCAGTCTTATCGTCTGAGAACCCGCCCAGAGCGTACTTCCAAATAGTCCACAATTTGTTCATTGAAGAAACTCAGATAGGTCAGAATCTACGTGAACAGTTCTTTTCTTGCGTTCTTTCTTACCATACTCAGAATATATTTTATCCATTTCTTTTACTGCGTCAATCCTTAATTTCAATTCTTCTACAAATGCTTGAGTTTGTTTCGACGCTTCATCATTATCGATTTCGTTTTGAATAATTTGCTCTATGCCATATTCAGAAATATATTTTAATTTAATATCCTGCTGCTTTTTCTCTTTTTGAATTCTTCTAAGGAAAGCATACCAAGCAATTTGGGTAAAGTATGCAAAAGCATTTGGTTTACCAGTTCTTGTTGCTGTATTAAGATCATAGTTTTCAATTGCTTTTAGGCAATTTTCTACAGCGTCCATGACCATTTCTTCTCGGTAAGTGTATCTTACGAAGTTTGCTTTGTGTGACAAACCTTCAGCAATTTTCAAAAAACATTCCGCAACATAATTAGGGACAATCGGTTTAGATTCTTTTTGTTGTTTAGATTTGTTTGATAACGTCACATACTCGACGACTGCTTCACTAAATTTTGCATTGTTAACATAATGCGGTTTGTTTTTTGGTTCCATAGAGTGCCTCAAATAAAAAATTATACTATAAAAATGTCCAAATAAAAAGGTTGACTAAGAGAAAGAATTTCATTACAATAAAGCTTAACTCACAGAGAGAATGGAATATATAAATTTCAGTGAACTGGAAACTTAATAATATTAGATGTAGAAGCAGAATCATCTATAGAATTCATAATAGAGTTTGCTATTTTTTGTAATCCTTCAAGTTGATCAGTACTCCAACGTTTTTGTTTTAGTCTTGCATTATAATGCATATCATCAATAGATTGTTTATAATTATATTCTAAAATTTTCGTAGGATTAGAAATTCCTACAACATGATTACTGCTTATCATAATAAAATCTTCATTACTTTCAATATAATGCATCCAAGGTTTAAAAACATAAAAGTATTCATTTCTTTCTCTGTCATAATTTGTTAATATTTCCATAGCATTTCTAACAATCATTGAATTAATATCATCCTGAACATATTCAATCACTTCACATAATATTTCTTCTTGACTAGAAAGTTTTAATTGTTTTATGTCATACATTATATTTTTATCTCTGATATTTTAAAAGGAAACTTTTCTCTATTATATATTTTAATTCTTTCAGCACTATGTGTTAAAGTAAAATTTGGTTTACCTTTCGATCGCAAATCGTCAGCGATATCATAGAGTCTTGTAGTTCTGCCATCGTCTGCCACCCGTAGTCCTCTACCGATAGACTGAAGTACTCGGATTTGTGATTTGCTGGGAGAAGCAAAAATAATATTATGAATGTTACGAATATTGATGCCGGTAGAAAACGTACCAAGAGACGCGAGAACAATTGCGTTTGATTGTTTCTCAACGATTTTTCTAACAGATTCTCTATCCTCTGTTTTGATTTCACCTGACACATAAAATAATCTTCGTCCATCATTTAATTTATTCTCTATTAAATCTCTTAAAACTTTACCATGTTTTTCTACCAAATTAAAAAGAACGAGTGTATTACCATCAAGAGACAAAGAAAGATTACGAATAAATCTATTCCTCCCCTCATGAGAAACCAAGAAATCAATTTCTTCTTGATACGTTGCATTATATAACTGATCTTTTATTTCTTTTGCGTAATGCAATTGTATTATATCTATATCTAATTTTGCTAGTTGATTTTTTTCTTGGAGTACTGCAGTGCTAGTTGCTCTATAAACTGACCCGAACAAACCTTCTAGAACTAACTGATTAACTTGACTGCCATCAAGTGTGCCTGTAGTTCCAAATCTATATTCAGCATTAATTGCCTTGTTCATAATTGAAGAAAGAGATTTTGCTTTGAATCCATGACATTCATCACCAATCACCATACCGAACTGTTCAAACCATTTTGGTGACAATTTATAAATTGATTGCCATGTACTAATAACTATTTTTTTATCAGTATCTTTATCTTTTCCTGAATAAATTTTATGACAGTTTTCTTGTGCGTCATAGTTATAGTCTCGAAAGTCCTTAAACATCTGCTCTACGAGTCCTGTAGTCGGCACCACGATGAGCATTTTATCTGACCCTATATTTTCATACCACCTGCAGAGCAAATAAATTATTAATGATTTTCCAGAACCAGTTGGTGAAATAATTACAGATCTTTTATTTTCTAAAGCATGAACGAATGTGTCATACTGATAATCTCTGGGTGCAAAAGGAAGTCCTAACATAGAAATCCACATTAGATTCTTCATGTGATTTACCTGGTTTTTCTCACCAGGAGAACCATATGTTGAATCTTCAATAGAAAGTTTTAGTCCTCGTTCTAAAGAAAATCTTTTTATTCTAGGAAAAAGACCTGCATTAATTTCGCCGTTCATTCTATTGAGCATATGAATTTGCCCATCCCACACTTTTCTTTTATAAGCGGGCATATACTTATACCCAGGAACATAAAAAGAAAATGCATCATACAACTCTTGTACGATTGATTGTTCGCACTTAGTTATTTGTATCATAGCATGATTTTTTAATTTTAAAGATAGTTCATTCATATCGATACAAGTTTAACGAATCATAATGATACTCATAATCATCATCTGCATGAATTTTTTTCAGATTAACGTATGGTCCTTCTAAAATTAATTCTAGATTTGAATCCTTTACAGCTTTTGCTACATCTGGGTGTGACAAATTATCAACTATTAGATGCGGAATTTTTAATTTCTTACAGTTTTCTATATCTAGCATTGCCATATCATATGAATGATCTCCGTCTATTAAACAGACATCAAAAGTGTTTTCTTGGAACAATGATAATAAATTTTTAGAATCGTTTTCGACAAAAGTAAATCTATCAGGATATTTGTTTAGAACTAAATCTATACCAATTATCCCGCTAATTGATTGTTTCCTTATGTCAACTGAAGTTAGTCTACAACCAAAAAATGATTGCAATATATACGAAGAAGAATATGCAAGACACGTGCCAATTTCTAACACATTTTCTGGATATATGAGTTCTTCTACTGAACCGAGAAAAGATTTAATATATGAGTTCGGCGGTAAATGACCCCACCATCTTCCTCGAGAATCTCGGTTAGAATAATTTTTTTCTCTTGTTAATCTAACTGACTCTATTTCAATAAAATGATCAATATCAAATACAGAATCTAATACTTCTGATTTAAAACCCTGCTTCAAACTTACGAACCTCAATAATATTTTTTATTGTAGAATGTCTCCATTTAAGATTATCAATAATCTCTTTGAGAGTATCTATAACAGTTTTAATGTATTCTATTTTTGCTTCGCTGTCTTGTAATTCAGGATCTGCTTCAACATAATGTTCCATTTCACCTTTCAATATTTTTAATCCATTGAAAGGATCTGGTTCCCAACCAAACTTAACAATCTCTTCATGAGAAAGTTTGCCGTTATAGTACAACCATTTTTGTTTCATTAAATCTTTTTGTCTGAACTCTGCCTGTTTCAATTTTAATTTGGCATGAGAAAGAAGAGAAAGGTATTTGGCGTGTAATTCTGGCGTTTTTCTAGAAGCAGAATCTAAATCTATGTTGTTAATTTGGCAGTCAGTTTGCCAGTCTTCAAGTATTTGTTCAAGGTTCATAATTAAATAAAAGTATTATACTAATTTATTTCAAAATAATCAAATCTAAATGTTATTGGGAATGTTATGTATTGTCCGTCGTTTGTTGATGCAAACTCAATGTTTCCTAAAGAAATTGGTAATGCATTTTTGTAATGCAACTCTCGGTTTTTATTGTTTTGACTTGATAAGATTATTGCTCTTATATCACAATAAGAAGGAGCAGGTCCACTAGGAGAAACCATTCTACCTGACGTCTGATGCTCATCTTCAACCATTCGTTTCATCCAGTCATAAACTTCTTCGTATGCTTTCATGTCTTCATCCATAACCAAATCAAATGTTACAGTTCCAAACTCCAACTTGTCGCCAAGGAAAGGAATAGAACCCATACGTTTATATGGAACTTCAGTTGCCGGAACTTCCATTGCTGGATGTGAAATGGACTGAGCGAAATACTGCAAATGCGGATAGTATTCGCGAGAGATAATTACCCTAAACCCTGTAGGTGCAAGGAAATTTATGTTTTCTATTTTTTCGCCCATACTTCTATTTATACAATTCTAAGATAAAAAAAGGGGGACCGAAGTCCCCCCCATAAAAACATTATTGTTTTTATTAGATAGCCATATCTAACATGTTATCAACACGGAAGATACGATAGTATTGGTTCGTACGAACCGCAGCAAGACCGTTAGCAGGAGTCGCGCCCACGAATGGGTTTGATGCCATACCATAACGAGTCTTAAACCCGATACGTGGTTGGAAGTCATTCTCACCAACCGCACGTACCATCTGGAGAGGAACGTATGGGCAGTAGAAAACGCCAGCGTCATAAGGATTAGAACCCTTATAACCAACCGTAACGTAGTCGCTGATTGCATATGGATCGATGTATACACGAGTACGACCGTTCAATACACCAGCAAACGTGTTACCAGTGTCATCTACTTGAAGATTCGTAGAAAGTGCAGGAGTGTAGTCTAACATGCCAGCAGAAACAAGTGCAGTAGCAACGTCTGATGAACAGATTACGATGTTACCCTTACCACGACGCGTTTCTTTAGCAATTACGTTACACTCACGCTCGAGTTGTACAATCAAACCCTTGAACTTTTCAACTGACCAACGACCATCAGCGTCCGTAGACAGGTCGAAAATACCTTTGGTGGTACAGTTAGAAGTCAAAGCACCAATTTTTGCTTGTGAGTTAATCGTACGAATTACTTCGCGGTTAATCTCAGCAAGGATTTCAGTTGACAGAATGTTTGCCAACTCAGTTTCAGCGTCAAGACCGTGGATTGCTTTCAAGTCTTGTGCCAATTCTAAGGTGTATTCTGCTTTCAACGCACGAGAAACTGCCGTAACAGTTGCTTTCTCGATGCTGAAACCCATTTCTGCAAATGCAGAACCAGTGTTACCCAATGCTTCCGCATCAGCAGTAGGCATACCAGCTGCAGCAGGAGGGGTGCCCAAACCTGAAGGAATATGAATGCCTTCAGAGTCAACGATCGTGCCGTCTTGGTCACCATCAAGTGTACCAGCAAGACCAGAAGGACCACGTTGCTGAAGAGGAGAACCACTCGGACCCATTGCCAAAGTAGAGTCACCTGAATAAGGTACAGAAGCTTCTTGGAAAAGAGCTTCGTCACCAGCAGTAACACCGCCACCACCTTGTGGACGAGTCGTCTTATAGCGTGACTTCATAGCGAAGATCAAACCAGTAGGACCAGTCATAGGTTGTACGCCACATACGTCATAAGCCATGAGGTTAGGCATAGCACGACGAACGAGAGCGATAAGTACGGGATCCCAACCAGCACCAGCAGAACCAACCCCACCAGTTACTGAGTTACCACCAGCTGCAGTGTTAGCAGCAACTTCGTTAAGCATGTTGCGCTCTTCGGCGAAAGCACGCTCTTGGTTTTCAAGAACAGCAGCAGTTACCGCACGACGATGAGAATCTTTGATAGCACCAGCAGATTCTTCATTGAGGATAGGTGACCACTTCTCGACTAATTTATCGTAAGAAATGTTCATTCTTTACTCCTATTTATTTGTTTTCTTAATAGCATTAAGATACTGTTCCATAACTGATGATGTTACCACAGTTTGAACAGAATCATCTAAATCTTCAGCGATTTCTTGAGTATCATTTGCGATTTCTTTCTTGAAGTAAGACTCCTTAACAGTCTTAACTTTAGAAGCAAATGATTCTTCATCTTCGAAATCAAGAGAAGAAACTAAAGATTGAAGTTTTTCTACTTGAGTGTCAGCAAGATCGCGCGATTGTTCACGAATGATTGATTCACGCTGATATGCTTCAAGTTTGTTTGACATCTCAAGAACTGCAGCAGTTTTCTCGTCAAGTTGTTCTTCCAACTCTTCGACTGATGCAGCAAGTTCGTCAACTAGGTCAACCTTGGACTCAGGAACATCGATGTAGTTTTCAACGAACAGGTCTTTCAACGAGTTCATGAAACCTTCAGCGATCTCAGTGCGAAGACCAGTCTCCACAGCGAGTTTGTTCTCTTCCATCCATTGTTCAACTACATAGTTGAGGTAGTTATCAACTTTCTCGACCAAATCTTCACGAGTCGTTTCGATTTCTGATTCGAGTTTTTCTTGATATTCATCTTCCAAGCGGGAGACTTCTTCCGCAATCTTGGACTTAATAGCAGTTTCAAAAATAATAGCTGTCTTTGCTTTAAATTCATCAGACAACGTTGCTTCTGATTCTACCAATGCATGAAGGTCTTCGCTAAAATCATATGAAGTTTCAGGCAGTTCTACTGCTTCATCTTCATCTTCGAAGTCAAAACCTTCTTCGACCATCTTGTCGTACATAGCAGCAAGTTCTTCTTTTTTGGCTTTAGCCATCTTGCCGTACATAGCATTGATCATACCTGCTTTAGTTTTCGGCTTACCGGACGGTTCGTCTTTAGCAGAAAGTTTGTCGCCCTTACGAGCACTTGCTTGCTTTTTAACACCGCCTTCAGCTTTGTCTACAGACGCAATGGAATCCGCTTCGGTTCCCACAGGCATTTGTTGAGCTTTCGCTTCCTCGATTTGGTTCTCCTCATCTGCAGGAAGTTCAACATTCATATCGTTAGACATGTGCTTACTCCTTAAAATTAGATTTGAGTAACGAGAGGAAATTTTTAAACTCACGAACCTGCGTCTCGTAGAGATGCTTTTTCGGAGCAGATTTAATTTCAGTCTCCATTTTTTCAATTACTTGAGGTTGTATGATGCCATTATTCCACACCCACTCAACACCTTCCATGATTCCATTAACGAAAGCTGCTGGTGCTGATGGGTCCTGAACGATATCAACCGTGTTTAGGATAAAATCATCCTTCACGTACATCGTGCCACCCTTGTTCTCAAGACTACCCATACCACGAGTTGAAACACCTAGTTTGACTCCACCATCAAGAAGACCTTTTACAATCTTACCATTAGGAGTATCAAGAATAGATGCTTTTCCTACCACATCATTACCCTTCCATTCAAGAGCAGTGATGAGGTGAGAAACTTTATCCAAGTTTACAGTAGGACCTTCGGGATGATTCAATTCACCAACCGCTCTCCTCTGAGAAACTTGATCGATCACGTATTTATCTACTGCTTTCTCCATAATAGCACGAGGGTAAATACGACCGTTTCGATTCTTTTGTTCTGCTTGCGCGAACACGCCTTCAATAGCGTATGACTTTTCGCCACTTTCTTTTTTCTCGACAATATAGTCAAGATCTTGTTCTACATATTCAGCGATAAGTTTCATTTACATTTCCTTTGCAAATGCAACACCCATCTTTTCTGCTTCTTTTTGAGTTCGATAGGTGTCTAATTTTTCGTTGTCGATATAAACAACAAATTTATTGTTAACATTATGTACAGATACGTTATGCCTGTTAACACGTTTTGAAAACACTTTGTCTTTAACAGGCAAATTGTTTTTTTCTCTTATCTGCATAAATGTTTTCATTAAATTATTTATACAAATTTAGTTCTCTGTTTCATCATCATCTTCAAAATCTTCATCATCTTCAGGTTCTTCTTCAGTATCTTCTTCTGGTTCTTCATCATTATAGATTTGCCCAGCAAGTTTAATTCTTGCTTGATCCAAAACATCCTGAAGTCTATCACCAACAATAGAATTAAATTTTGCTGTAGCGTCTGTAAATTTTCCGTCTTCAATTGCTTTAATCATATCAGGAATTGATACTGCTGCTACTTCTACTTCTTGATCTGTGTCTATTTCGCTCATAATTTTACTCCTTTATTTCAATGCTAAAAATTCGCCTTTAGTTAATAATTTTTCAGTTCTAGACTGTACATTATTTAATGTTGTATTTGCCACAGACAAATCGCTATCGATGTTTTGTACTAACTGGCCATAAGAGACTGAAGAAACAATTTCATTTTTACTAAATCCCCAAACTCTTTCTGCTATGGCAGCGTAATCCGATTCTGTTATACTCGTACTCGCTACCAACTGGTCAACCAAGTTAGATCGAGTGATGATAATGTTTGCGCCACTCGCAAACAAAAACGGGTTTCCCCCTGCTTCTCTAGTATACAGGTTTCCATTCACCGTCAACAAATATGCCTCCGGTTGCGGAAACGGTTGTATTCTCCATCCATTTTCCAAGAAGAACGTCGAACCAACATTCAACGTATCGTTCAATGGTTCACCACCAATCGCGCTGATTGCTGTTTCTGATGCCGAAGCATATGGATATTCTGGTGATGTCAAATACCATTCTTTCCACGCAGAATATATGTCAATTTTTACATCAAGTTCTGTTACACCTTCATTTACATATATGATTTTTTCAAACGCAGAAAACGTAACTTTCTGATTCGGAAATTGATTGGGGTCCCATTGCCACCATGTGCCGTAGTTGAACGCAGTAGTAGACATTACTGATTACGTTCTTTCCATGTTAAAGATATCTGTATTGTTTCTCCACTAGCACTGGTAAATCCGTCGCCACCTAATGGTCTCCACATAAACGTCCAAGGTGGTGCAACAGGAGGTGATCCCGTAATCTTACCAGCAGTCGGTACCATAGCAGATCCTGTACCTTCTGACCCTGTAACCCATCCACTACCATCAACAGCATTAACAATCGTTCTCAAATCATATGGGTATGCATAGTTTTTAGTAACAGAAGCAACCGTACCTAAAACAGGCGCTGCAGCAGAATCAACTCGAATATCACCAGATGTTAAACCAACATTTAACGCAGCATTATTTCTGCCATCGACTTTAATGTTTGCTGTTCCAAGACCCGTTGAATCAAAATCAAATATTCTTGCTGAACCAGCACCGCTGACAAACAATGTAGATCCTATTGGAAAATCTGCTTCATTTACGCCAAGCGCGGCTTGCAAACCCGTTGCTTGAATTGTTCGCATTGCTCTGTCAGAGTCAATGAGATCTTCGGATGTATATAATGCCGCTGTTGATCCGCCATCAACACTTAAATAGTATGTGTTTCCGTTCAATGAGTTTGGTCCATTTTCCGTCAAACCGCTAATTGTTACTGGTGTTCTGTCAGTAAATAAATGAACTTGTGCATTGCCGTAAATTGGATTGTATCCAACACGAATTCCTACTTTACCAGTAATACCAGTTGATTGTTCATCATATGTATTGGAAACTTGAGCAATACTTTGTGTTCTATTCCCGCCACCTTCAGAGTTATTCTTCAAGGTTCCGTTTTGAATATCTGTAAATACTTCACCAAAATTAAATTCACCAAAACCTTGTTTAATTGGAATACGCAAAATTTCTGGACCATGTCCTACGTGCCATGCTTGTTCGTCTCTCTCTACGGTTGAATACGCAACCGCTTGATAATTTTCTTGTTTTAGAATACACTGAGCGAATACACGGATCTCTCCATTAAGAGGAGCAGCACTATCGCGTGTAAATGCTTGCGCTTCCAGAGTTTTTGGAAAGTATAATGTTCTATTTGGAATAGTTCCACCAGAACCATCAGGAACATTTTCTGCGGGTTTTAATGTAAAGATATAATATGCACCCTGAGACCAAGGTTGTCGCAAAGCACTCCCTGTTCCACCATAAGGAACGTCAATTCCGTAAGTGTCTATGTCGATAGTAAAACTTTCGTCGTATTGTCGGACTGGACCTTCTTCGATAATTTTTGTATTACCAATACCTTCTGCCCAAACACCAGCACCCAAAGCATAAAGTGTTCTTTCTTCGCCAAGCCAAGTCGATCCATCTAATGTTCTTGCTGCCCAACAGACTGGAAGGTTAGCATTTCGAATCGCGTTATGTACCCAACCACCTAGAGGACCACCGTTGCCCATATCCATGTCGTGACAAGTAATACGTTCGCCATTATAATATACACCCCATCGAATACGCGACCCACCCAATTGTTGGAAGTCGATCCAGAAAAGATTCGCTTTTTCTAAATCAAGAGTCATACCAGATGGACCAGTTCCATCTAGTCTGTCTCTGTTCCACATGGTTTGACGAATAGTACCGTTCATATAATCAGTTTCGTTAGCAGGAGTTGTTACGCCATTAAAAGTTCTACGATGAACTACTGATAATTCTGTTCCGTATTTCTGAAAAAAGAATCCGTTTTGAGAATCAAATATACCCCAACGACGAACAACACCCTCCGTGTCAGCGGATGATAATCTAGCAGCCATATACAACAACTGGTTTGCGCCCGGAACATATGGATGATAAACGTTTGATGTGTTTGTTGCTACTGATCCAGTGTCTGATGTTACTTTTACTAGCACTTCACCCGCACCACCATCATATTCAGCAGTACCGCCATTTTCTAAAGTATTAGTAAATTCTGATCTTAAAGCACTAAGAGAAAAATCGTATTGTGATAAAAGAGTTTGTTGTACGGTTCTCAAACCACCTGATGCCGCAACTTCAGCATTACCTTCTGCGAATCGAACGTTACCAGAACCAAACTTATCAATTTCCCATCCATAAGACGGATTGATTTTACCGACAATTTGATTCACATTATAGTAATGATATTCCGCAGATGTTACTGTAGCAACTTGTCCGTATGTAGATTGAAAATCCGCGTCATCTGATTGAATAAGATCACCTGCTTGCGGAAGATTACCTGCCGCTAATAATGCAGGATCTTCAATATGAACATCGAAATACCCAGTGTCGCCAAGGTAAACAGCATTGTGAATGTGTACTGAACCAAATCCAGTAATTGGATATTCTTCACCGATAGACCAAACATATGCGGTAGTTTGAGGAATTCTATTTTTACCAGAATAAAAAACGCGAACGGTTGGAACCATACGCACTTTTTTACCAGTGCTATCTGGTGGTACACTTAAATAGGATTTTTCACCTGCCATTTATTGCTCCAAAAATTCTTGCGTTAATACTCTTTATTTATAAGTTTTTTATGCTGGGTTTCTATAGTTTCTGTCACCAGATTGTGTTAATGGGAATGTTCTGTTGTCGTTAGTAATTGTTTGTCCAGTTGTTAAAATAGGATCACTGCCAATACGATAAGTTAAGAAATCAATTTCTGTGTTAGATGGAACGGTAAATTGATATCTTGCGCCGACTTTTTCTACAGTGACCGTTTTACTGTTCGCACTATTTAATGTCGTGCCAAATGCCGAGGTAAATCCACTAAACGAAGTCGTAGTCAGTATAGCGGATGAACTTGGTGTTCCTGATACCACAAATTCATCAAACAATTGTAATGATGTATTGTCAGTATCGTCTCTAATAATAACCCGCACCTTGTCGCCTGCTGCCAACGCTCTTGGAAGTGTTGAGTTCGTGTCTTGAAGCACACCAGGAAAATTAGTAAAAGTGTTTGTTCCGTTTGCATTGATTTGAACAAAACCACCATTGTTGGTGTAACCAACATAATTCGAACCACCGTCACCAACGTTTGTATCAGCACTAACTGTTTCTGTCGCAATGCCTAACGTATCACTAAGAGCGTTTCCTGAATAGGGTGAACCAGAAGTAGGCAACACTTTGATTTCGCTATTGCCTAGAATACCAGAGATGGTTACCGCAATCGATTCTACAAAAGTAATCGTACCAGAAGTTTCCAATTTTGTTGGAACATCACCACCGTTAAGAATGTTTATAGTAAGGTTAACGCCCGTATTGTTTTCTATGGCGGCATTGGCAGCCGCATCAGCGCCGAATCCACTAAACAAGTTTCCGATGAAATCATACGCTGATGTTGTCCACGTGCCCAAAGTATTCAGTATTTCAATCTGTCTGTTGAAAGCGCCGTAAATAAATGAACAATTAATTATCTTTTCGAATCCTTCAGGTGAAGGTCGAACAGTTGTGTTGGATACGGTGTTGTTAGTGAAAGCACCAATTGTCACACCACCAGTATCACCTATTTGTAAGACTTCGATGTCTGTGAAAACTGTTCCTGCTATTGTAGTGTTAGCATCTTCTAGTGTGACAGTACCTAATCCAGTAAACGCAGAACCATATAGATTTACGGTTTCTGTACCCGCAGATGAATTGTCAAACGTTATGATCCATCTATTGTCATTCGCCGAACCACCAGCAGCAAAGGGTGAAGGTGCAGACGAAACTGACCAACCACCAGAACCGTTAAGATTATTGCCCGAACCCGATGAAATACCCGCATCTACTGTGACAGAGCCTCCGGATGCACTCAATACAGAAATACCTCCATATAGATCTGAATTTGCTTGAGTTGTACCCAAGTTGTCAAACAGCCACGTGTCACCCGAAAAATCAACAGCATGTGTTGTTGTATCTGCGATACCTACTTGTACTGAAGTATTGAATACATATGCACCGCCGTAACCTTCATTAAAAATACCAGATGTAAGGCCAACCGCAGTTACGATATCATCTGAAGTCCACGGCGTTGTACCCCCGTTTTGTCCTTCGATGAGAATTCCGGGCGAGTTATGGGGCAATCTCCACACACCATTTAACCATGTGTTATCAACCATCTTTGCACCCATCGCAACCTGAATAGTCGAGATGCCTACATATCGAATTGCGTTCGTGGCAGGTGGAGTTCCTCCAGTGGCACCAAAAAGTGTTGCCCTTGCCGCCGCTCTTTCAATATCAACAACAAACATAACCCAACCGCCTTCGGTTGCGAGAGGCCAAAAGTCATTACCTGCAATGTTGACTTCAAAATAGTCGCTAATTGTAGCACCCGCAAAACGAACAGAAAATCCACCCAATGCCGCATCATCTAAAAGTCCTACGACACCACAGTTGACCCAAAGATAAAACACATTATTCGATACGTCTGTTGCCGCACCCAAGTCAACCATAACACCTTGTTTTGAGTTTGTACTCTGAAATGCTCCAGAACGATCACCCAAAATAAATACGTCAGTATCAATGTTGGCAGCACCTCCACCTAGATCAACATAAGTTGTTGCGTTGGTTGCGGCGGCGACAAGAGTTCGATTGTCTGTGATCTGGTTAGCCATTAGACTTCACTTTTCTATCATACAGGGTAACGGCACATGCTACAAAACTGTACATATCAAAGACTTCATCGTTGGGTATGTACACCCTGTGATCCGGTACTCGTGAGCCTAGTTCAGAACCTTCAGGATCATCAGGTGGATTCAAATGTTCGTGATCCCAACCAAACATATAAATTGCATTGGTGGGATGCGTGAATGTTTCTAGGTTGGTTACGCCTGGATACCTTGGTGCTACTTGAGATTGCAACAGAACGATTTCGTGATCTGTAGGCAAATCATTTGCTGATGTAATATAAACAATATTACGATTCTGATCTTGAATGTTAGGCGTATATCGTTGAGGATCGTAGATTATGTACCACGTTTCTGGATTCCAATGCGATAGTACATACATCCATTGATCGTCATGTTTAGCATTATATGTGATTGTACAGACACTAAAAGCCATTTACTTGCCTTCCAATATTCTTTCTACTTCGCCGACAAGTCCTTCATCCATCTGCTTTTTAAATGCGAGCACATCTTCTAATTGGAGATGCCATTGAGGTTCTTCGTTTCCTTCTACAAACGAAACAGTACCGTCTTCGTTGCGAACCATATCATTATCCATTTCAATTTCAATCGGCAATCGTTTCTCGTTGTTCGCGATGTAAAGAATTTCTTCTCTAGTACGACTAAGAATATCGGCTGCTTGATCTAATGTTATTCTCATAATATTATCCTAAATCAATGGGGCACCGAAGTGCCCCGTTACATCATTACTCTGGGTCAGAGTAGTTTCTTTCGAGAGCAGAAACAACTGAGTATGGGTTGTTGTCAATTCTGTCAATTACCTGTCCTGTCAACTGTACCCAAGAACCTTTATCTAGTCCTAACGCACGAATAACGATTGCAGGATCAACACCAATTGCGTTTTGGTTTACTCTGTCTTTTTGCGTATTACCGTCATAATCGTAAGTAAACGAATAAGAACCACCAGATAAATTTTGTGCAGCAAGTGTAGCACTAATACCGCCAGTATTCTCAACCGTAGTACCCGCAGAATCTACGAGAAGTGATCCGGGAGAGTTAAGAGGATGCGTTTCTACAAATGCTCCAACAGTATTTGCTTCGTTTACTAAATCAACATCGTCTAATGTGTTTACTCTCAAGAAATTATTTCCGGAGGTTCCGATAACTTTCAAAATTGTACCGTTGTTAGCAGCATTTACCATTCCAGAAAGTTTGATATAGTTATCGCCTTCTACTGCTGGATTAATACCACCAGTAGCAACTGGGTTTGCTGCTAATGCAGCAGTAGTTCCGGTGAAACCTGCAGAAAGTATAATATTGGCACTATCTAATGTTGCATCACCCGCAGCAGGACCACGATTAGCAACAGTGATATCAGTTGTACCGCCACCATAACGACGAGTATAATCGTAATAAACCCAGAATTTTGCATTGCCTAGATCTTCTCTAATTGTATCAGAGAAAGAAATAGTTCCGTTTGCCGTAAACGGGAAGGTTTGTGGTGCTAAGTTGTTGTCTTGAAATTCTAAAGTGTTTACGTCCGTTGACAAGAAGTTCGTAATTGCTACACCAGTTCCACCACCGTCAAGGTTTGTAACGTTTTTAGTTTTCAGGGTAGGACCAACGAACTGTAACAATTCGTCTTGGAGTTTACCAATCTTGTTTGCACCAGCAGAATCTTCAATATTTACATTACGACGCAAACTATATTGTACCCATGAGTACAATTCGTTTTTACTTAAATTTGCTCCACCAGTTTCACCAGACTGTGCATTAATTAACACACCAAACGGATAGTTCCCAGCACCTTGAAGATCTTTGGTATAACCCAAAGAACCAGAAAGAACCGCAGAACTAAGGTAACGAAGCGTAGGACCTGCATTATCAGAAGAATCGTATTTACCAGACGATCCACCAACGCCTTCTGGGTTGCTATTAGCAATAATCGTAGCATCGGTAACAGTTACATCAAGGTCTGTTCCTTCTACAAGCGGGAATCGCTGCACGTTGTAAGGAAGAGTAGTTCCTGCCGTGATACCGATGTCTCTTGTGTCGGTTTGATCATATGTTTTACCTTCTTGACGAATGAACAAACGAAGAATATCGCCACGATAATCAGTACCACCGTTAATATAGGTGTTGATTGCTTGGTTTACTTCACCGGGAAAAGCGAAATCGATAGCACTAGATTTAGGAGCATTGGTTGCAGAATCAAAGAAAGCATAATAGACTTTATCTTGATCACCACCACCGTCTTGGTTTTGATCGCCATCAATGTTACCAAGAGAAATTACACCAAGATATTCTCTGTTAACTGTGGTGTTATCCTCTGCAATTTCTCTCCAACCACCAGCACGAATCAAATTTCTTGAACTATCATCAGCAAGTTTCCAACCATAGTTAAATTCGAACTGTTCTGGGGTAATAGCAGTAATAGGGAAAGGGTATGCAATCAAGGATTTACTACGAGGATCATCTTTCCATTGCTGTTTTAAAAATGAATACAAACACTGTAAGGTGACACCATCTTCGTCGAGAAGAACACCTTGTGCGTTGCTTTGAGTACCGTTTTGTCCATTATTAAGTCGAATGGTTCTGTTTGCCGTATTAATAAACACGGTATTACCATTAGCAGCAACGACATTTACAGCACTATCTGTTAAAAAATCAGGATCTATGATAGTGGCCATTAAGTTTTTCTCCGAATAGTTGGCAATCTATGATTGTATTTATAACATTTAGTAATTAAATGTCAGTCTGTCATCCCAAATTTTTGTAAATTCGGCAGTTCCATCTGCCCAAATAATTTCATAATCATCACCTGCTTGCTGATCAACACGTTTAATCCTCCATTTAGCATCAGAAGTAGCAGTGCCAGGCAAAGCTTCGCCAATGTAAATGTATTGATCTACGGTGTCTATCAATCTGTTGTATTGAACTTCCAAATCTGTTTTCAACCTTTCTAATATGTTTACAAACGATTCAACATTAAATCTTTTCTTTACGGGATCATATATTAATATACTATCGCCTACAATAACTTTAGGTTTTTTAACATTTGCCATATCAAGAATGTTAAAACTACCACCGCCTCCCAAAGAGCTTAGCGATTGATTGATTCTATCAAACTGTTTTTGTACATTATTGTTAATAACAGTTTGATTTTCAGAAGCACGTTCGTTTAATTGTTTTAAAGCAGTTTCAAACTCTTCTCTATAATCTGGGGCAGGAGTTCCAGGATCTCCTTTCTCACCTTTCTCACCCTTTTCTCCAGGAATTCCTTGCGGACCTACGTCTCCTTTTTCTCCCTTTGGTCCAGGTGGTCCAGGTTCCCCTCGTGCTCCATCCGCGCCAGTAGCGCCATCAGCACCTTGAAGTCCTCGCTCACCTTTTTCGCCGCGTTCTCCACGTTCTCCTTGTGCTCCTTGTTTTCCTTCATCACCTTTATCCCCTTTAGGACCAGTCAAACCAGGAAGACCTATCTCTCCTTTTTCTCCTTTTTCGCCGCGTTCTCCCTGATCGCCGCGTTGTCCATCTGCGCCGCGTTCTCCTTGCGGACCCGTCTCACCTCTTTCACCTTTTTCACCACGAAGTCCAGGATCTCCCTTGTCTCCCTTGACACCTTGGTCACCTTTGTCTCCTTTAATTCCTTTATCGCCTTTTATTCCTTGGATACCTCTAGGACCTTGAGGACCAGCAGGACCAACAACAGGTTCAGTTACTTCAAGAATATCAAATATTTTATTTTCTAATTTTTTTATTTCTCTCTGCGTGTGCACAACATTAAACGCAGTAGAAATCGTATCAATTTTGCTCATTGATGTTTGCCATGTACCTTGTAAGTTCTTCAATTAACTCATCTTCATGCGAAGGTATGTATTGTTCTTTCTTTGGTTTTGCTCCATTAACATTAATATGAACTTGTTGTGGCGCTGGTTTTGGTTCGGGCGGAGGAGCTTCCTGCTCTGGTTCTTCTGGTTCTGCCATAGGATCAGGAACCTCTCCTGCAGAAATTTCACCTTCCATATCTTTCTTAATATTTTCTATATCATTATCAGAAAATCTAAATATGTTTTTCCAAATCCATTCCTTTGAAACATACTGTCCAACAAAAGGATCCATTTCAGTAACCAATCCAATTCTATCTCTCCAGATTTCAGATTCTTTTAATTCAGAATAATGATTGTCTTTAATGAAATCGATGCTAATATCATTTTTCCAAGCATTCCAGTCATCTTCTGTTATAATAGATTTTAGAATTAATTGTTTTTTAAGAATACCTAAAAATATCTGAGAGAATCTTTTACGCAACCTATCAATAAATTTTTGAAACTTAACTTCGTCGCGAGTGATTTCAGTAGATCTTCCAAGAGAAAATTGTGCTTCTTGTTCTAACCTATTGACTGGAACATTCAACGCACGATATAATCTTTTCTGGAAATAAATGATGTCATCAATTTGACCAAGGTTGTCGCCGCCAGGTAGAGTTGAAATTTCTGTACCTCTACCACCTTCTCGACGCGGCAACCAGAAGTCTTCAAGCATCGACATGTGTTTACGATCATCTTTAAGTTCACCAGTGTTCGCATCATATACTAACTTGTTGCGATACTTGGTCATGATGTCTTTCATGTATTGTTCTGCTTTACCGCGCGGCAAGTTACCCACGTCGATATAAAAGATTCGGCGTTCGGGTGCACGTGCAAGACGATAGATGACAAGACTGTCTTCCATCATGCGCAACTGATTGATTGGTTTCAATGCTTTGTGAAGATGCGACACCACTTTCTTTTTGTTTTCATCTAACAAACCAGAAGTCGTGTATTGTATTGAATCTGTTGAGAATTTAACTGCAGAAGTCATGCTTCCTGGTTTTTCTTCAAAGATATAAAATTCATTTATCGCATCAACAATTTTTGCGTTAGTCTTTGGATCTTTTTTATATTTGACCTCTTTAACTTTTCGCATTTTTGAAGAATCAATATTTCTAATCTCTTTAATACCTGCTTTAAGATTAGACTCATCAACTAACAGATGAAAATAACTTCTACCATCAACGTACCAAGACCTGAATATATCATGTCCAAGTTCATTGAACTTCAGCATAGAAATAATTTCTTCAAACTCTTTTGTTATCTCTTTCTTGATTTTGTCAGAAACTTCTACTTTATCTAAAGATATGTGTACTGAAGATTCTAATTCTGAAGCACTAATTGCTTCGTTCACTATTTCTTCAATCGCTTGATCAACTTCAGGATTTAATGCGACGCCACGATATCTCAAAATTAACTGATGATTATCTTTAGACTGATCGCCTTCCATGTTAATGTACTGCCCATAATGACCTGCCGCAGCAGTAACATATCCTGCTCCGTCATCATCTGTGGGAGGAACTACAGATTTAAGAGAAAGTCTTTCTTTCTCTTTCTGAGTTCGTTTTATTTCAAATCCTAATAATTTAAAAACTGTCTCGTCTGCCATTATTTTTCCTAGAAAATGGGGAGAAAAATTTCTTCTTCTCCCCTATTTATCTTTAGGTTGTTGTATTACTTTCCCAATACTGAATTGCAAAAGTGACATCGAATGTTTCGATTTCTCCTGCTTGTGCATAATCCAACTGAATATTGCTAATCCCCGTAGGAAATGCTCCACGGAAATTATACTTTTTCAAAACTGTTTCATCACGATCCAGTTGTTCAACCACCAAATCTGCTGAGTAATCAGTAGGATTTACTAAACCACTGTTCGCAGAGTGAGCGTTAATTCCATTCAACCAACGTTCCATAGAATCTCTCACAGTAAAGTTTGTGTCGTTGAAAATAGTTACGTTCCAATCATCAAACGTTCTATCCCCAGCGATTTTTAACAACCTGCCGCGAAAAGGAATCTCAATAATACCAGTGCTTGATCCAGGAAGTTGTGCAGAACGACACATAAATGATGTGATTTCTACATCTCCCCCAGCATAAGCAGGAAAATTGATCGTTGCTTTGAATAGATTCGGACGCGCACCTCCTCCTCTTAATTTTGACTTAAAATCGTCAACTCCTAAAACTGCCATTTATATTCTCCTTGCGCGTTATACTATGCCAACAACTTCTTGGAAGTCGATTCCAGTTCGAACCGCGACAAAGTTCAATGTAACGTAGTTAATTGAACGAGCGGGTTTGATGAACATGCTGGCAACGAATCTATTGGAATCTATAACTGCTGGTGTGTTGTTTGATTCATCACAAACAACCAAAAAGTCAGTTATACCTCTTCTTCCCTGAATTTCCCTCAAGAAAGGTTCAACAATGTTGACGAACTCAGCACGAGTAAACTCGTCATTAAATTCAAACAACACATTTGCTGAAGCAAGTTTAATTGCTCTTTCTATTGCGAGGAACAATCGACGAACGTTAATTCTATCGAATGCTGAAGGTCTTGCTTCTTTTGTTTTATCACCGTAAAGAAGAACACCTTGACCAGGCAAATTAACAATAGGATTGACGTTTGCTTTATACAAAGTATCCCTTTGTGATTTGTCTGGGGTATAAGATAAAGAGGTTATTCCTAGATATCTTCCTCTCCTTTGACCTGCTGGAGAATACCATGGAGCAGCAACTCTATCTGTTGCCGCCATAAGACCAGCAGTAGATGAAGCAGCAGGAATAAATTCATACTTGTCGTTATACTTATCGTATATCTTCAGATAGTTATTATCTACAATTAAGTATGAAGATGCATTTAATCCGTTCGACCAAGTAACCGTGTTTGATACAGCAGTTGATGGAGCAACACCTACGACAAAATCTCTCGGAGGAGAAGCAACAACTACGCAATCCCTTCTTGTTGGTCCTTCTGCGATTGCCGTAACATAATTGGTCATAGTTGTACTTGCTACACCTGAATGGTTACCGACAATTGCTAGATCAATTTGGACTTTATCAGCATCAGAGAATGTATCCCATCCTAATTGATATGAACCAGTAGTCACGTTACTGTGATCTGCCAATCCACCGCCAAGAGCTCTATTAACAAACTCCTTAACAGTTGGATCCGCTTGATTTTGTGCCAAATTTCCAGCGTTTTCTACAATGAACGGAACTTTATCTTCATCGAGCCAAACCCATTCTGATTTGTTGTTTATTACATCGACAAAATAATTATTTTCCCCTGACTGAGTTTTAGCATCTCTTGCTTTAGAAAGAAAGCCAAACGATTCAAGAACTGTTCCTTTAATGCCACTAATAAAACCGTCAGAATCAACTACCGCAACGTGTACTTCGTCCCATTCACCGCCTTCGTCTCGAGCATATGGTGACGTTGATGGAACTGCATCAAATATATTTCTGGTCGCAGAATCTGCTCCACCAACTCCAGTGCCCCAAGCGGTGCTATCTGAACTTGCTGGAATAAATTTAACTGATAATGAATTTCCTGCTTGACCAGGATATTTTGCAGCGATCGCAGTACCTCCTAAATTTCCGTTAAACAAATCTTTGTTCTTGACTAGAATATTAGTTGCAGCTGCGGAATCTTTTGCGTTAGCAGCAGCATCTCCAACAACTCTTGTAACATACATACTTTGAGCATATTTTAAAAAGTATGTTGCTGATAAAAAGTCAATTGATGATGGTGCGCTGTCTACTGTTTGATCCGGAGAACCAAAAACCTCAACCAGTCCTGATTCGTTTCCGACTAACACTGGTTGTTCGACTGGTCCCCAATTAAATGCCCCTACGTATGCACCAGTGCTAGTAGAAACTGCCGGAACAACACTCGACAGATCAACCTCGCGAACTAGTACACTCGGAGACGTATTTGGGTTAAAGAGTGACATATTCGTATCCTTTTTTCGTTTTGCTTATGATAAGGTGACATAATACGGGATTAATCTCAAGTGTATTTATTTATAAAAAATCTAAATCTGGGTCGGTGTAGATCTGCCAACCCATACGATCAAAATCCTCTTGAGTTAATATCCTTTGTATTTCTTCTTCACCATCATCAATAAAACCAAATGGAACAACATCATCTTCAATTGCTCTCATTTTTTCAGCATACAATGTTTCTTTAATGTTTATGTCGGTCATGTTAATAAACTGTTCGGTCATTGCATAATAACCAAACATAACAAGGTTCATCATCAAATCGTCATGATTACCTTCGCTTGCCTCAAACGATTGTCCTGAAGCAACAAAAGTTGATGCCTCTAAGATTGTTTGTTCGTCTATAATTGATAGTTTTCTTTCTTCTAAAAGATCTTTAATGCCAGAACAACCAATGCGTTTAACACGCTTGTTCATTTCTACACCAATATGAGAAGATTTTATTGCGGAAGATACGTGAGTGTTTTCATACTCTAAATCATAATATAATCCAGCGCAGGTTAATGAACCCTGATCATTTGCTTCAATTATAACATATGCTTTGTTATAAACGTTCGCATACTTATATATAATGTTAGGGAAGAGTATTGGAGAGATAGAATTGTTCCGATACACAGCCACTTGTTCAAACGGGCGTGTCGTAATATCGATAATATTGAACGTAGAGTAATCCTGACCTCTTCCTTTCGATACATCAACGGTCATGATGTACTCGTGCTTTGCGCAAGGTTCTTTATAAACTAAAAACAGACCGCCCTCGAGAACCTGTTGGGGCACTCCTGCCCGCAAGGAAAGGAGTGTCTCAGCATTTATTAATGTATTGCCTGTTCCGAAAAAGGTGTTACCAAACTCCTGATCAAACTGGAGTTGAGAAGTATTGTTTATTGTTTCAATTTTCCAAGCTTCGTCACGACCTGGAACATCCCACCAATCTACTCGAAAAGATTTATATTCGTTTGTTTTTTGTACTGCTCCTTCCCAAATTTTATGGAAGACGTTTCCGATTCCATTTGCGGTTGAGGTGATGATGACTTTGGTGTCGATGCCTGAGGAGATAACAGGATACGTTGAAGTATAGAATTCAGCTGCTCGCTCAACAAAAGCAAACTCATCGAGATAGAGCAGATTAACAGACATACCACGAATAGAACTCCCGCTAGTGGCAGCAGCAACAATCCTAGAATTATTAGAAAACTCGATTGAACCTTTATTAAGAGTTTTACACCCAGGTTGTAAAAAGAATGGAAGATTTTCCAACATGAGAGTAATACGGGCGAGCATCTCTCGGGCAGTCTGTCCCTTATTTGCCAGTATAGCGATTGTTTTTTCGGTATTGAAGATAGCATACCATAATAGGTAGGCAACTGACGATATTGATTTACCAGACTGTCGACAAGCAAGAACGATGCTAAAACGATTATCGTTAAAGTGTTTGAACATACTTCGTTGATAGTCGTAAAGATTAAACGGAACAAGTCCCTTATCCAGCGAAATAATTTTAACGTAATGTTCCGCAAAATATTCAGGGGATACCATACATTTGGCATATTCTTGAACTTGTTCTTGAGTCCATTCTTGTACCACTCCGTCACGTTTAACATTAATGTTTCCAAGATATGTCTCATTTACATTATTCATTCTCGACGCTATCTGCATCAATCACCTTTTGCTCATTCTTTAACAATCGTTGTAAGTCAGTCGTGCTTCCTAAAAACACATTGTTGTTTGTAATTTGTTTTGGTTCGTTTTTATTTGGTGTTTTTAATTCTTTTTGTTTCTTATTCAAATCCATAAGTTTATCATTAGTTTCTGCAAGATTTTTAATCAATCCAGAAAGAACTTCAAACGCACGTGGATGTTCTGATTCACGAGCAACCTCGATCATCAGGTCAAGTGACTCTTTACCTTTTTCGATTAGTTCATAGTATGTAGCTCGAGAATAATCGTAGTCGTAATCTGCGTTTTCTTGTGGTGTATCTTTATCATTATGTTTCATTAGCTACTCGTTGCGCTTAATTCAAACGTTGCTCTAATTGTGTCATTGTTATTCGTGTCAGTTTTTTGCCGAATTTGAAGTTCCACTACTTCTGTGTAAGGACCAAAATCTGTCAAACTATTAACAGTTTTCAACATTCCAAATGATGTTCCCGCTGCAGTGTCTGGGATAGTAGTCCAAGTAGAAGATCCTCTTGGTCCTGCTACAGTCCAGTCAGTTCCTGCTGTGCCACCAGAAGTAGAAATTGTTACCACTCTAAACTCAAAAGAAGTTGCAGCGTTATTGCCGCCATTAATGTTCATGTCATTAATATCTGAAACCCAATTTGCTGTGTGGGAACCGGCACCATAAAAATATATTTTACCGTCTCTATTAATTTTTAATCCTGCTTGCAAAGTAATTGGATATCCGGTTCCTGGATTCGCGTTTTCAGCTTCGCTACGAACATTAGTAGGAGGTGCTGCTAACAAAGTGGTTCCATCTATATCATAAAAATCTACAGTTGCTGGCGTGACAGGAGTTTGACTAGTATCTGAAACGTTTATAGTCAAAGTGTTAGGTGATCCGCTAACATATGTAGATGTTCCGTTTGTATCAAACTGACGAAGTTTGACAACTATAGTTTCTGTCGCACCATCTGTGAAAGTATCTGCTTTTGGTCTTATATACAAAGTGCCTGTGTTACTATTAATCTTAAATATTCCATTACTACTAGCAGCATATCCTGTACTTGTTCCATCAATCCAAACGCTGTTATCACTTGAGTATTGCCATTCGTTGTTGCTGATGGTGCTTGTTCCATCCAATTCCCATCCCCACCCAGTATCGTCTGGAACACCAGAAGTATTTACTGTAATGGTAACAACGTCTCCTTCGTTGATATTTGCTGGAGAAGGAGAAGAAGTGATTTGACTATATCCGGGAGGATTATCAGTAATTGTAATTGTTCCAACAGTAGTAGTGCTACCGTCTTTAACTAGAGTGCTATAACCAGAATCACTATACAGATTCAACTTGAAAGTCTTATTGCCTGATGCAGCATCGTTATCCAATTTAACAACAAACGTACCTGAATTGTTAGAAATGGCAACCTGACCTCTTAATTTGTTCGAGACAATTGTTGTGAGGGTTCCTGAACCATCATTGTATCCAGCTAAGAAATTAGCACCAGTTGCTGCATTTCCTCCTGTACCTTCTGCTTCCCAATAATAAGTTCCGTTTGGTATATTAGATCCGCTAACAGTATAAGTTGTTCCGGAATACGCAGTAACATTACCCTGAATAACGCCATTGTCGGCAGCTGCCCCACCGTCACTAAAGGTGAGAGCATAAGTACCTGATGTTGCATTAGCAAAATCTACGACAAAATCAGGAGGAGTTTGTGATATATCAGCAGTGGTTGGCGAAACAGAAATTCCAGTTGAAGTTCCAGAAACGGAAACAGATACATTCGTTGCATTTGCTGCAGCGATTGTGACATCCATAGTATCATTAATGTCAACATTTTGAGTTATGTCTGTCGCTCCACCTGTGCCCGAGAGGAGATTAAGCGAAGTAAAATCAAAAGCATTACCGAGTGTGGGTTCAGTGACACTGTTCAATCCAGTAATGTCGTATGTAGCGACAGCACCTATACTTAGAGTACTTGAAGTAAGGTTTCCGGTAGATAGTGCGTTATCATCTTCTTTCCATAAAGCAAGTTTTACAGATTCGCCAGTTTCAGCATTTCCTTCGTTTAATGCTCTAAACTGAACCGTGTCTGTATTACTATTGACAGTGAATGCTCCATGATATTGAGTATTATATGAACCCGTTAACTGTGTGATATTGTCTCCTGCTCCACCCCAATTAACCCCATCATAAGACATTTGAAATTCACCGTTTAAATAAGAAACCCCTGTATTACCGATTAATCTTCTACGAACAGCGTATTGTGTTGCCTGCGGATTTCCAATCGCAAACATCACAACACCTTTTTCATATTCATAAGATCCAACTACTAGAAGTTTAACATTTGCTCCAACCCCAGTTGCTATTGTGGTGCCGTTCCATACGATACTCCCTGACGTA